CCATTGCAGTACCCGCCTCTGTCGATACCACGCTTGCCGAGCTTCAAGCCGCTGGTGTTGCGCTGGGCGACAAGATTTGGCCTTACATGCTGGGCATTCTGGGGGCCTTCATCCTGCTCCGCCTCGGCAAAAAATTCGTCAACAAGATTGGCTAAAAGCTCGCCCGCCTACCCCCCTCGTGGGGGTAGGCGGGCGCCTCACCCTATCATGTGCAATTCGGTAACGGTGACTATATATGAACCCCCTAAAATTCCTGCCTGTTATTCTTTTCTTGTTCGCCTCGGCGGCATATTCTTTTTCTTTGTCCAGCCTCATAAAGCAAGCTGAAGTTATCAAGGCCAACGCCGTTATTTCCGCTAATGCAACCGCGATTAAAGTCAGCACAACAATAAAAGGTTTTGCTGCCAACGACCCTTTTTTCATTAAGAATATTGACGTACCCAAGACTTCCTTTATGACTCATGTCAAAGGCAATATAAGCAGCCTCACAAAGAGAAATGCGTGGTACGCCGCATGGTTTGCTACTATGGCCGCTGCTGGTTGGGCTATAGACGAACTCACCAACCAAATGACAGCTAGATATAAAAATGGCTTGGGTTATTGCTATGTATCCACTAATTACATAGGCACTTTCACCCCTGCTGATTGCGCCCCCAAAACATACACACATCCAGATTATGAGTTTGTTTCATTTCAACTTACATCCGCTCAATCTGATGTTGGAGTTGTTGGAAAAACCTCCTATTACGTATCCTCTTTTAAAAACAAAACAAATGGGAACTTTGTTACCCCCTCTTTTAGAGTTGCTTGGCAAACTTCACTTGATGAAATAAAGCCCGTTCCTGACGATGCGCTTTATGACTCCTTAGTTTCTCATATGCTTCAAGACCCACAATCTGCCGCTCAAGCTTTTATGGTTCCCGATGCTTGGCCCTATCCGTATCCTCAGATTTTTCCTGAACAAGTGCCGTACATCCCAGGCGTTGCCGATTCAGACCAAGAGGCTTTGGACTGGTATTATAAGGGCCTGTTGCAATCAACTAACCCAAATGCCCCTTATTACGTATCACCCGAGCGCTACCAGCAAATAGCAACGCTTGCCAATCAATTACAGCAAGGCACAACCCCAGAGGGGCAAGCTAACGAGCAAAATAACAACCTTAAAAACCCACTTACTCAAGCTCAACTTGAAGAGACACTTAAAAAGCGCGACATTGAGCAAAAAAAAGAGGCCGAGGAAATGTCAAAAACCAATACAAAACCCATTAGTGATGCCTACAAGGATTCAAAACTAAAGGAGGAATACGACAAGCTTAGAGAGAGGGTCACCGACCCTTCAAAGCTGCCGCAATTACCACCATTACCCGCGCAGGCTCAAATTGATTTGCCAACTCACAAGCAATGCCAAACCATCACCATGAATTTCTTTAATGGGGTTTTGACCTTTCCAAACCCTGACCAGTGCCAGAAACTTGAGCAAGTTAAAACCGGCCTTGGCTATTTGATGTATGTATTGACAGCGCTCGGCCTTATCATGGAACTATTAAGGAGGGTTGAATAATGGGCGGAATCGGTAAGGCCATCGCCGCATTGCTTGTTAGCATGGGCGGCCCGATACTTAACGCTATTTTGGATATCTTCAAGCAAGGCGCTTTGCGCCGTGTGGCTGCTTGGGTAACGCTTGTCGCCATGATGGGGACGCTTTTCCTTGGCATCAATGGCCTGATTGCTGGCTTTAAAATGCTCATGCCCACATGGATGGAAATTGGCATGAGCTGGATTATCCCTAATAACTTTTCTATTTGTGTTACCACCTATCTTGCCGGTTCTGCTCTTATCACTCTGTATAAGTGGCATCGTCGCGGCATTCAGTTAGCTTTGGGGTTCTGATATGCCAGTATGGGCCGTGACAGGAAAAACAGGGCAGGGCAAGGGGCTTATCTCCATGGCCCTAATCGCCGATTACCTGACTAAGGGGAGGGTGGTTGCCACCAATATGGATATATACCCCGAGCACTTCAAAAATCCGTATAACGACAAAATTCGCATTGTTCGCTTGCCTGATTATCCGACAGCGGATGATTTAATCTCATTGGGTAATGGCGCTGCTGATGGCGTTGTTGATGAGGATGACTTTGGTTTGTTGATGCTCGATGAGGGCGCTACATGGCTAAACTCGCGTGATTGGAATTCACCTGGACGACGAGAGTTTAACGACTGGCTTGTCCAGCGCCGCAAGTTCCTCTGGAATGTGGCTATCCAAATCCAGAGTCTTGAGTCTATGGACGCCCAAGCTCGGCGCTCGGTTATCTCTCACGAAATGCGGGCGGTGAAGATAAACACCGTCCATGTGCCCGTTATCAGTGCCGTTATCAAAGAACTGACCGGCCAGCGTTATCCGCAGTTCCCAAAGTGGATGCGCTACCACAAGGCCAAGACAACCAACCTTGAGACTGAACACACCGAGGATATAACCCGTTATCGCGGCGCTGACCTCTACAAGCTCTATAACACGCTTCAGACCTTCAGCCCCAACTATCCCCACGGGGCTTTCACGTATCTCACGCCATGGCACCTTGTGGGCCGTTACATGCCGCCACAGCGTGGTATCAAGTATTGGTTAAGGCAGATGCTTAGATTACCTGTGTATGCCGCTGTCATGGTTTCCTGCTCTTTATCCAAAGACTGCCGCCGCTACTTTAATGCCGATAACTAGATATATCGGCGTCACCCTGTGTAACTGGGTGATTGCGCATAATGTCCAGTGGTTATGTTTAGTGCATTCCGCCTGCTAAGGTGCGCAGCAGCAGGCGGCCCCGTAGGGGGCATTGAATATAACCCGCATTATGCGAAGTCTTTTTGGTAACTGTTACCTTTAATCGCACCGACTTGGCGGCCCTCAAGACCCTGCTCGCAAATGCCCCAGACGTCCTTGGCCTTCCCGCTGAGTCTATCGACAGGCTCGCCAAGGCTGTTTTTGATGCGGCCCTTGCCTGACCCCCTCGCACTGCCGTCTTGCACTGCTGCTAACGAGCGCACGCAGTGCAAGCTCGTATAAGGCGGCCCTCTATCGCTCATTTTCGTGACGTAGGTTGGCCCGCCGCAACTTCTTTGGAATCCCTCCCTGTGGCAGCGTCCACCCCCTTCCCTGCAAAACCGGTCTTTAATGCCCCGATAGAACGTCCACCCTCTGAATCCTCCTGTCGGAGACAAGCGACAGTGACAGGCTGCGCCTTCCTCATAATCAGCCAGGTCGAACTGATGACCTGTCAGATTATCGAGGCATGAAAAAACCCCGAGCTGTGGGGCAGGGGGCTTGGGTCTCTGAGTCCGAGGGCCAGTAACACTCGGACTTTACCGTACTAACCTACGGTAATCACCGTTTCGTCCTTTTCGGTACTTCATCAATTCATTCTAACAAATTTGTTTCTTAGAACTCAGTTTTCTTGACTTATCGGAACTTAGAGTCCAAGATTATCTCAATTCCTAATTTCTGAGAAAAACAGATGTTCTTCGACTGGCTGACCATAGAACAAGATTTCGGCTTTCAGCTCCCACTCCTTGATGGGGGCGCTTATGCCCGAGTAGTGATAGAGGAGGGGGAAATTGTGGAAACTGGCTCTCTAACAGCTCCGGCCTTTTCGCATAAGGGCTCTTTCTGTGACAGTGTTCTCGTCAAAGTGAACGGTTCATCTGTTCGCATTTCAGGCAACCCGTCCCGCTGGGGTCGCCTCGATAACCTGTGGGGCCACCGTTCAATTGATGCTTGCGTTGCTGTTTATAACGGCATTCTTCGCGATATTTATGGTCACTGTGACCAAATACCCCAATTCACCAAATGCACAAAGGTGTTTTATGCTCAAGGTTCGGCATGTGAACATATTGGCGCTGACGGTGCCATTATTCGAGAATTACACATTACTGAAAATGTTTCTGTCGGCGCTGGTAATGAGCGTGACTATATTAGCGGCCTTTCCACTCTTCGTTATCGCCACTCTATTCCTAGACTTCACACTGATGGTAATTCGGTTGATTGGCTTTCCAAATTAGGTAATGCCGCCCTTATTTACCCAACCGTCTATAACAAGGCATACGAATTAGAGTTACATTCCCTCGGGAAAATCGCCCGTAACTTTGGTGATGATTCCGACGAAATGCGCCATATTCAAAGCCTGATAGGTTATTGCCGCTCTGTTGGCATTGTCCGCTTCGAGCTGAAATTGAAAAATAGATATTTACAACGTAATAATATGCAATATTGGGGACTGTCTAATTTATCCCCCCTTGAACCACTGATGACTGAATTTACCAACATCGACCAAAAATTGAGCGTAACATCTATGGACTTTGAAACTATCGCCGAACGGCTTATAACGCTGGGCATTGTGGATACCACAAGAGCTTCAATCACAACAGCCATGTATGCATTGCAATGGATGCATGGGCATGATTTTGACTTTAATAAGAAGGCCGTTCAAACTCACCGCGCCCGCCTTCGTAAAATCGGAATTGACATTGCCACCAAATGCAATATCAGTAAATTCAGCCCGATATTCGTTACCGCTCGTCGTGAGGTTAAATCTAATATTGCTAACCCTCCGAGCTGGTACGTAATGCCACAAACCCAATTGAGGGCAGTAGCATGAAAACAAAACACGCTCATATTATTGAGGCTATGCGCCTCCCGTCTTCTCCTGTTGTTTTTCCTAATCGCACAACTGAGGGTGGCCCAATGATTACCGTTACCAATGGCCGTATCGGGGAGAATATGACCATGAAATATTGCAAGTGCTGTCGCCTCCTAATTATCGGTAACAGTGACGAATATTGCTTTCGTCAATCCTGTGTCGATATTCGCGCCGCAGCTGAAATGCAAAAGCACATTGATGAGGACGGTAAATACATTCTCCAATGGGAAACCTTTGACGCTAAATCAGAGATTCGCCGTTTTAATGACGAGGGCGAGTGTTATTACCACGCTTCATTAATCCGCGAGCAAGTCGCTGACTTGTTCGTAATACACCCAGACGGCTCGTCCGTTGAAATCCGCCAATAACGTAACAGTTACTAAATAGGAATATCACATGACTCAATTTTCTACAGTACCACACGGGATTGTCATCGTCGGAACCGTTAAGGGCTTCCGCGCTGTAACCCGTCCAGGCGCCCAATTCCCTAATAACGAAATTGGCGTTGATATTCAGACGCCTGACGGCTGGGGTGGAACCAAAACTGAAACTATTTTGGTGCGGGTATCCAAAAACCTTGTTGACCAAGGCGTACCCAAGCTGGCTGATTCGCTCAAGGAAAAGGTCTGCCTGATTCCGGTATACGTCACTGCATGGACTGGTAAAAGCGGGGCTGGTATCAATTACAACCTTTCTAACCATATGCCCATGGCTGAACTGTCGGAGTTCTAACATGGACGCAATCACTCAGGCTGACATGGTGGCGATACTGGAGTATTCAACCAAGGCGCTGTTGGCGCTGCTGTTTTGCTTGGGCTGGGTCGCGGGGTCTCCGCGATGATTCAGGATTATCTACAGAATCTGTATCAAGACGGCTTTTTGATGTACTGCCTTGGTGCATTTGTTAGCGGATGGGCGATATCCGCGCTGTTGACTATCGCTAAACGTATGTTCGAAACCATATAAGGAAATATGTCATGAAACATTTCAAAACCGTTGCAAAATACCTGTCTGTACCCGCTGCCATGTTCGCTGGCGCTGCCAATGCGGCCATTGCAGTACCCGCCTCTGTCGATACCACGCTTGCCGAGCTTCAAGCCGCTGGTGTTGCGCTGGGCGACAAGATTTGGCCTTACATGCTGGGCATTCTGGGGGCCTTCATCCTGCTCCGCCTCGG